AGGACACTTACTACTAGAATAAATGCAACAGGGGTTTCTGCTGCTGTAACTATTACTAGCACTGCCACAACAGGCTCTTGGTCAGGTACTCAAGCAATAGCCAATGATGATAAATTAGCTTTTGAACATACATCTACAGGAACTCCTGCAAACTCCAACTTAAAATATGCCTATGTCTTTTCAGCTCCTGCCATAACAGTAACTAATAATAACTATATAAGATTACCTGTAATGGGGGTTGGTTAGTTATTGACTACTATTCAATATTTAATAATTATTAAAAAGAGGAACATAAATGGAAGAATTAAAATTTACAAATGCAGAAGTAATAAAAAATGATAAGGGTTATTTAGCAATAGCCAGTACATCAGTTGTTGATAGACAAAATGAAAGTGTTTCAGTAGATGGGTGGGAATTAAAAAACTTTAAGAAAAATCCTGTACTACTTTGGAGCCACAATCATGATATACCTGCTATTGGCACTGCAAAGAACATTAGGGTAGATGGAACAGGTAAAAAAGCTCAATTAACATTTGAACCAGTATTTCATGACTATACACCTGAAGCTCAAGCAATTAAGAAAATGTTTGAAGAGAAAATATTAAATTCTTTTTCAGTAGGCTTTAAGCCACTTGATACAGATGGCAATACTTACACCAAACAAGAGTTATTAGAAATATCTGCTGTAAATGTTCCTGCTAATCCTGAAGCTAGAATAGTAGCTTATAAAGCACTTAAAAGTGCAGGTTTTGATGATGATGTTATTAAATCAGTTGGAGTTGAAGTAACAGAAAAAACTGATGCTGAAACCATAGCTGAATTAAAAGAAGAAATAAAAGATTTGAAAGAACAACTAAATGAGTTGGTGAATAGGCATAAAACCCTAAATCCACAGGTCGGACAAGCTGATGTCAGAGAAAAACTTTCTCTTTTGAAAGTTGTAGTTAAGGCAAATGATAGAATTCTTGAAAAAGGTACTTCATCTGCTAAAAAGGCACAGTTAGCTAAAATTGCAAAACTAGCAACTCAAAAGTTGATAGTGGAGCATAAAAAGGAATTGAAAAATGGAAGAAATTAAAAAAGAAGAAGTACAAGAAGAGATTAAATCAGTTCAAGAAACTGAAGATGTAGAAAAAGCTGTTGATGAACTAGCTGACCAGCTTGTTTCTAAAGCCACAGAGAAGTTTGATAAAGTTCTTGAAGCTATTAGCAAACATGCTGAAAATTCTGCTCCTAAAGTATCTACTAAAAAAGAAAACTATATTGTTGATAAAACTCTAGGCAAGGTGCGTGTTGATGACCTTGCTAACAATAAAGTTGTGATTGAAAGTAGAAAATCTGCAGGTAAGCAGCATTTTGAAGTTACTCAGAAGACTGTTGCTTTTGCAAATGCTCTTCTTACAGGTGATAAAGAGAAGTTGCAACTTCTTACAGAGGGTACAGCTGCTTCAGGTGGTTACTTAGTACCAGATGAATTTGCAAACATGATAGTTGAAGATAAGAGAGATGATGTAGTAATGCGAAATCTTGCTAATCAGATGACTATCTCTACTGATACTTTTCACCTACCTGCTCTTGACAGCCGCCCCAAAGCTTCTTGGAGAAGTGAAGCTGCTGCCAAGGCTACCTCTACTGCTCAGTTCAATGAGCTAGTTTTCACTCCTTACTCACAGGCTGTAATTGTTGGTCTTTCTCAGGAATTGGCTGATGATGCAAGTCTAGGTGTAGGTGGTTCTGTAGTAAATTATGTTGCAGGACTAATGGCTAGGAGCCTTAGGGAAAATGAAGAGAATGCTTTCTGGACTGGCAATGGAACTGGTAAGCCTACTGGTGTAAGCACCTATACTATTGGAAGCAGAGATGCAGGTTCAACTGATAGCTCTTTTGCAGATGCTATCAAAAAGCTTTACTGGGACTTACCACAGGGCTATCGCAGAAATGCAGTCTGGGTAGGACACCAACAAGCTTGGGCTAGGGTAAATGCTCTTAAAAATGGTAACAATGACTACTTGCTAACTATGGTTGCAGATGGTCCTACCACCAGACTAGGTGGATTGCCTGTTTATGAGCAGAATGACCTACCTACTGACCAAATTTTCTTAGGTGATTTCAGCTACTACACAATTGTAGATAGGCAAGGCATCACTGTTGATTTCTCTACTGAAGCCACTGTTGCAGGCTCAAGTGCTTTTGAAAAGAACTTGGTGTTTGTGCGTTGTGAAAGTAGAGTAGATGGTGAATTGACTTTGACCAATGCTGTTCGCAAGATTACTGGTCTTAACTAAGGAAACTTAGCAGTTTTGGGGGGAGTTCTGAAATAACCCCCCAGTTAGAAAAATTATGAACATAAAGCTTTTAAGAGATTATAAGAAATATAAAAAAGGTGATAAAGTTCAAGTTTCTAAAAAAATAGGAATAGATTTAATCAAAAATGGTATTGCAATAGCTCATAAAGCTATATTTATACAGAAAGAAAACTAGATGGCACAATTATTATCTTATGCACTTACAACTTTGGCTGATGTAAAAGAAACTCTTGGTATAACTGGTACTAGCCAAGATAATTTGCTTACTAGAAAGATAAACCAAGCCACTGAAATTATTATTGGTTATTGCAATAGGAGATTTGATGAACAAACAAATGTAGTTGAATATTATGATGGCAGAATAGAACAACAATTACTTTTAAGAAATAGACCTATCACTACTACAACTACATTTAAGCTTGAAGCCAGAGATACTAGCCTAAATGATAATGATTTTACAACAGTTCCTACTGATGAATATTTTATAGATAGGGAAGCAGGAGTTATAGATGGTGTAGCTAGTTTTGTAGGGAGCTGGGACAGATGGAAAGTTACTTATAGCTATGGCTATGCCACAATACCTAGTGATGTAGCAGAAGCTTGTGTTTCTATTGCAGGTTACTTATATAATTATGACCCTGCCAATGTAGCAGGCATTCAGAGCAAAGAAGAGGGTACTAGGAAGCTTACTTTTGCTTCAAAGGGTAGTTCTAGCAGTTCTGATGATATAATCTCTCAGCTAGGCTTAAAAACAGTTTTAGATAGATATACTGAAATAGTAATTTCTGGTCAGAGGTAAAATGTCAGTTTTCTTCCCTAGCCATGAAATAACAATCAGAAGATTGAGAAAGACTTCAGGCTACTCAAGTAATTTTTCTGCTACTTATACTGCTTATCAGGCAGATATACAACCTGCTGATGTAAATAGAACTGGTATGGTAGATGGGGGCAGGATTGGTACATTATATGAAGCTTGGGTTAATACAGATGTTCCAATAAAAGAAGCTGACCAAATTACAGCTAATGGACAAACTTATTCAGTAAAGTCAGTTAATTATTATAGGGGAGCAGGGTTATTAGACCACAAACATTTAATCCTGATAGCTCAAGATGCCTCAAATTAAAGTCTATATAAAAAATTTAGATGAGATAAAAAGGGCTTTTGGTAAAGCACCTAAACTTACTCTAAAATATATAAATGCTGCCATTCAATTAAGCATTTTTAAGATAGAGGGAGATAGCAAAAGACAAACTCCTGTTGATACTGGTTACTTGAGAGCATCACACCAAACCATGTTTAGAAATTTATATGGTGAGATAGGACCTAAAGCTTATTATGCTATATATGTTCATCAAGGAACTTATAAGATGAAAGCCAGACCTTTTCTGTATAATGCTGTTATGAGTAATGAAAAATATATTGAAGACCAATTTACTCAAGGTATGCAAAAAGTATTTGACCAAATAGGAAGTGAGGTATAATGGGTGCTTTTATAGATATAAAAAAAGAAATAATAAATAAATTATCTGCTTTAACAGATTTTAATAAAGTTTATTCTTTTGAAAAACTTAATCCAACAGGGTTCCCTGCAGTCTTTGTAACTGCTACAGGAGTAGATAATGAATTTTTTACTAATGCTGAAAATCAAAGAGTATATGGATTTAGAGTTTTGATACTAATGCAGGGTGGGCAAGGTTTAGTAGGTGATGCTTCTGATGATGTAATGGACACTGCTGAACAAGCCATTCAAGACTTAACAGATAGAGCTATAGATGCAATAGATAGTGATTACACTTTAGGAGATTATATTGAAGTAGTTTATGTAGAAGCTGCAATAGGCAACTTTGGTTATGTTGAATATGAGGGTGGTTGGGCTAGAAGTGCTGAATTAACACTAAAAGTACATAGCATCTTCACTGTATAGTTATTGACTACTTATAAAATTATAAACATTATATTATTAGATTAAAGAAAGGAATATAATCTAAAATGACAAAATTTATAGGAAGAAGAGGAACACTCTTAGCAGCCAAAGAAATTAGTAGGGGAACTGCCACCACTACTAATGGTTTTTGGGTTCCTAGAAGCACTATCAGCTTTGATGACAAAGTTGAGATTGCTAGGGAAAATGAAGCTCTAGGTAAAATTGCTGACAGTGATAATCTGTTTGTAACACAAAAAATGGCAAATGGTGAAATAGAAAGTAATTTAGATGACAAATTGCTTGGTATATTTTTAACAAGTTTGTTTGGAAGCTCACCAACTACAACAGGTAGTGGTACTTACACTCATACTTATGCTCTTGATAACAGCAACCAACATCAGAGTTTGAGCTTGCTTTATCAAGACCCAGACACTGCTAGGCTTTACCCACTATCAGTTGTAGATAGTTTCAAAATTAAAGTAGAACAAAATGCCTTAGTAGTATTTACTGTAGGTTTTATGAGCAGGGGTGGAAAACAATGGACAAGCCAAACTGCAGACTTTACAGGTCTAGGAAACAAATTCCTACACCAACACTTAGTAGTTAAAACTGCTGACACTGTTGCAGGTCTTGGTGCTGCTACTGGTATTTCTGTTAAAAGTTTAGAACTAAACATTAACACTAATGCAATGGTAGATAGTGTATTGGGTACTGTTGAACCAGAAGATATTCTAAATCAACAATTCAGTGTTGAGGGTAGTATTACTCTTAATAAAGAAGATGAAAGTTACAGGGAACTAATGCTGACTGGCAATAAAAAAGCTATGAGCATCAGCTTCAACAGAGCTACAAATAGCCAATTCAACTTGACCCTACCAAGAGTAGATTTCACAGAATGGGAACAAGACAGAGCTTTAGATACTATTGTTTCACAAACTATTAACATAAAAGGTAACTATGATGCTGCAAATGGGCTAGATATTATTAGTGCCTGCACACTGGTAAATAGTTACACTGGAACAGGGTATTAAGATGGCTATAGTAATAAGAAAAAAAATTACATTAGAAAAACTTGGTGAAGAATATAAAGATAGTTATTTAGTATTTCAAAGTATTCCTTTCAAAGATTTTGAAAAAATTGCAAAAACCTATGAAACTATTTCAGATGTAGATGAAACAAAACAAGGTCTTAAATCTTTGGAATTTATCAAAGAAGAACTAACAACTAGATTTTTAGATGGTAATATTGACAATAAAGAAGTTAAAAAAGAAGAATTGTTTGACTTGCCTGGTGAAATAATTGTTGATTGTTTTCAGCAGTTAATGGGTAGAATAAACCCAAACTAGAAGAGGCACTGGAAGATGCCATCTATAATAATAGAGGGCAAGCACCAATGGAACTAGCCATATTCCAATATAGAAAGTTATTTGGGCTTAGTGCCACCCAAATTGAAAATGAACCTATAGACCAGTTATTTCTAAATCTAAAAATATATGGTTACATAAAAGATAAGGAAAGATTAGAAGCAAAAAATGGCAACAGCTAACATAAAAGCAGTAATAACAGCAGAAGACAGAGCTAGTGGAGTAATTAGCAAAGTTGGAAGTAATTTCAGTACAATGGCAGGTGCTTTTACTGTTGGTGGTCTTGCTGTAAATGCTGTTACAGCTGCTTTTAATGGATTGGTAGATGCAGGCAAAAATGTATTAAAAGGTGCTACAGATTTTGAACAAAGCAGGGTTGCTTTTGAAACAATGCTTGGCTCTGCTGATAAAGCTAAGAAGATGCTTAAAGAAGTATCTGATTTTGCTGCTAAAACACCTTTTGAATTGCCTGAAGTTGTTACAGGAGCTAAACAATTATTAGCCTATAATATTGAAGCAGATAAGATTATTCCTACTTTCAAAGCTCTTGGTAATATTGCTGCAGGTGTAGGTAAAGATAAATTGCCACAGCTTATATTAGCTTTTGGTCAGGTTAAAGCTGCTACTAAATTAACTGGACAAGAACTAAGGCAATTTACAGAAGCAGGGGTTCCTTTGCTATCAACACTTGCAACTCAGATGGGCAAAACTGAAGAAGAAATCAAAAAAATGGTTGAAACAGGAAAGATTGGCTTCCCAGATGTAGAAAAAGCTTTATTTGGAATGAGCCAAGAGGGTGGTAAGTTTGCAGGGTTAATGGAAAAACAATCACTTACTTTAGGTGGTGTTATGAGCAATTTATCAGATAACTTTGGCAGAATTGGTAGAGAAATAGTAGGTATATCTGATACAGGAGATATTAAAGAGGGTGGTATATTTTATTATTTAACCAAAGGTGCAAATGGCTTTTTACAATGGGTAGATACAAATAAAGATAAAATAATTGGTTTTTTTCAAGGCATAGTAGATTTTACTAAAAGTGCAGTTCAATTTATTAAACCAAGAATGGAAGATTTATTTTCTGGGGTTGCTCCTGCTTTAACTAAAGCTTGGGAATTCTTAAAACCATCATTAGAAGCTTTATGGAAAACTATTGAAGAAAAAGTGTACCCAGTATTTCAAAGATTATGGAAAGAAGTTTTAGAGCCTCTGATGCCTGTTTTAGGAGTATTATTTGTTGGAGCTATATGGCTAGTTATAAATGCATTAAATATTCTTTTACAAATATGGAGTTTCTTTGAAAATATACTTATATCTGTTGTTAGCTTTTTTACAACTACTGTGCCAGAAGCTTTTCAAAAAGCTACAAATTGGATTG